ACTGTCTCATTGGCTTCATCAAGGTCGTTTTCGGTCTGATCCAGTTTTTTACCGGTTCGTTCCAGTTCATTTACAAGCTCTTTATTTCTGGTGAGCAGCTTATCCTGGCGCTCCTTAAATCCATCTTTTTCCTTGTTGAGCTTGTCTATCTCGGCTTTCAGTTCTCGGACGGATACTTCCTCCACTTTCACTGTCTGCTGGATTTCCTCACGCTGAGGCTCGTCGAGCTTGGCGAGGAGAAGAAGCTTTGTCGTTCCGTAAGCGGAAATCGATTTCCGTTCTTCCTCACTGAAACTATTTGCAAGTGATATGTAGTTTCTTGCCTGTCTGTCGGTGATGTCGAGTTTCTTTTCACAGTATTCCTTGAACGACTCATACCCTAATTCTTTAAAGAGTTTAAAATCGTGCATTTCTTTCAGCCCTCGGCACACTTCCCATAACGATTCCTGAGCCGCCTGAGCATTGGCACATATTTTTCGGTGGAGCGCTACGGCTTTTGTGTATTCGGCTGATTCAATTATTTCATTCATACATTTGCCCTCTCTGCTGCTTTTCGGCAGCGTTTATTCATTTTCCCTTTACGATCGTACAACGTTTCAAGGTGAGCCTTGTACATTTCTATAAGATCACTGACTTCCTCGGTCGGAGCGCAGTTGTGATCTCCTCGGACCTGTATTATCTTGCCTGATATGCTGACTTCCATCGTGTAGTATGGCTTTTCGGGTTCATCCTTTTTACGGATGAACATGATGTGCAGCTTTCCGAGGGCATGACGTTCAGCGTAACCTCCGACACAATGACTGAGTGAGCTGCCTTCAGCTACGATCTCCTCGGAGCTTTCAGGCTGACGGATAAAAAGGCTGTCACCCTCAAATTCAAGTTGCCGGCGCTGCTCCATGTTCTGACGGAATAAAGGAACAAGCCCCTCGCTGTTTCCATATTTGATAATATTGCTGAGCCTTGTATGCATAGCCAGAAAGTTATGCGGCATTGACACTGCGGTGTCGTGCAGATCGTATTTCAGCTTTATGCACTGGTCAATGTAGTCGCTGTAGTCACGGACGTTTACATTGTTCTCACTGAGGTATCTTGCTATTCTGCGAAGTTTCAACTCTGTCTGCTTTTCAAGCAGTTCAGCTGTGCCTTGCTCATATCTGAACACACTTGCTATTCTGATAAGTTCCTCGATGCTGTATTTCGGGTATGCCTTCTTCCACATCATGTAGCACGGATATATGGTCTCACGGCCTTGCAGCGATTTGAATTCAGTCTTTGTCAGGCTCAGCATTTTTCGCAGGTCGTTGCTTTTCCAGTTGATTAGCGGACTGACCGACAGACAGGTGTGTGTTCCCCAGTAGCCGTCGTATTCTTCGCTTATGAGAAAATCGTAGCCTGTTTTCATAAGATATTCAACATTCGGATGCCGGCAATAAAGTCCGAGATATTCCATGAACAAGGAAGATGTCTGACCGCTTATGCGAGCATACTTCATACAGCTTCGGCTGATCTCATTGTAGTTCATCACGCAGTAGCTGTTGTCGAATGTATAGCCATATCCTGACTGACAGAATACAGGTTCACGGAACTCTTTCCGGATCGTCCAGGGCTTGCCGTCGTCTTTGCCGTAACGGACCGCCCCGTCTTTGGCAAAAACATACCTCTGCCGCTCTACGATCTGTCCGTTTGTGTAGCGATGGAAGCATCGTGCAAACAGTTCGCCGTCTACCTTTTTGACAAGCATTACAACGAAATTCTGAGCTCCTCGGCCTTTCATGCTATTAAGGATATCATCGGGCACAGGCGGAAATGAATGCAGTAACTCTTGTTTTCGTCTCTCTTTCATAGTGCCACCTCAGAAGTCGAGAAGGCTGTCGAGTGATACTGATATGCTATCGCTCTCGCCAAGATCAATATGCATTTCGTAACATATCTTAGCCCCCATGAAGTAGAACTCAGCTGCCATCATGAACACGTCCAGATCACTGACAGCGTCCCGTTTGTTCACGGATTTGTTGATGCTGTCAAGGCAGTCCTGGAAAGTCTTGTCCGACTGTTCCACTGCCTGTGCGAACTCTCTGCTCTGGAAACAGAACAGCTTCAGTGCTTCGGCGGTCTTAGGTGCAATGATTTTCTGGACCTTTCCTGTTATGCCCTGTACGGCAAAGTATTTTTCAGCGTCCATTATTCATCACCAGCTTTCTGTAATAGAATTCCAGTTCTTCACGCCCCGAAGCCTTCTTCAATATCTCCTCAGGCTGTATCTCGGGACTGCTGCATATAACGCCGTTCCTGTAGCACAAGATTCCTTTGAGGATCCTGTTCAGCGTTACTGATATGTAGAACGCCAGCTCCCATATGGGGATGGCATGGATATAGTAGTCGTCCATTTGACATTTCACTCCTTTTGTGATATTATGTACTTGTGTTAAATTATCTATATCGTTTTCTCGCTCCTCTTGCAGGAGCGTTTTTCTTTATGCGAACAGCGCATTGATACACTTCACTACGTCCTCGGGGATATCTGTGAACTCGTCGCCGTCCACACCGACGATCAGAGCAGTACCGACTATCATTGTGCCTGCGATCGCAGAAGCGAACGTATTAACTTCAAGGTCCTTCAGCAGTCCCTCCTCATTGACTATCATCACAGCCTGATCGGGAACGAGTTGTAAGGTCTCGATGTATCCGTCAACCGCTGCCTGCAATGCTTCCAGTGTGTTTGGGATGTCTGTCTCGGTAATGCTTCTGCCTTCAACTTTCAGTGCTTTCATTTCTTCTCACCGCCTTTTCTCGGAACCTTCATACGCACAACAGAACCGCTGTAGTGTTCGGAACCGCAGTTCTCCCTTGCAGACGAGCAGATCAGTCCTATGGCATCTTCGACAGGGATATGTGTTATCTCCGAGAACGTTCTTGCTGCGCCGATAACTGCGAGAATAGTTTCTGCAAGGATATCATCACTGCGGCCTTTGGCTGTAGTTTCGATCTTCTGATCCTCTACCTTTATCTCAAACATCTCACCACCCTCTCATCACGTCAAGGGCGTTGCTGATCTTCTGATACAGCTCAGCCTTGCGCATATCGAGCTGATACTGCTGACGGTTCAGCTCGGCGATCTCGGCTCTGAGTAAGTCAAGAGCTGAATCAACCGTTTTCTTCTCCTGTTCCGGCTTAGGCGGCTCCGGAATGATCTCCGACTTCTTGTAGGGTATCTGCTTCTTCAGCTTTACTTTTGCTTTATTGAAGAACTGCGGTTTGTAGCCGCCGTGTTCGCAGAGGACGTTGATAATTCCATCCACGGTGCAGTCATTCAGATCAGCCAGTATCTGCAACTGCTCTGCTTTATCCTTCGCCTGCCTGTAGCGTACTACAATTTCATCGGGTGTCATATCCATATTAATTACTCCTTTTCAAGCTTCTCTAATTCGGCCTTGAGCATTGTGAGCTCGGCCTTTTCCTTTTCGGCATCCTCGGCGGTCATGTATGCGCCGTAGAGCCTTATGTTCTCACTGTGGTCGCTGATATCAGCTTCCAGCGCTTTCTTTCTCCTGAGGTACCGCAGGCCCTCTGACAGGTCCTCTATGCCGCCTTTCAGCAGGCACACTGCGACACCCAGGTAAAATCCGATTATTGCCTGGATCATACTGCCTCCTCGTAGTTCATGAACTGCATGACAGAAGATTTGTTTATGCGCCATTCACGGCCTATTTTCTGTCCTGTCAGCTTCCCGTTGCGGCAGAGTCTTGTCACTGTGTTCGGATGGAGACACAGCAGACAGGCGACCTGTGGGACATCAAGTATTATCGGCAGCTGATTCCAGCTTGTGAACTGCTTGGTCATTTTCATAGTCATGCTCCTTCCATTATTCAGTTATTTTTCTCCTCTACGTCAATTGGCTCTAAAAGCGCATCAGCTGTTGTATTCAGCGCTTTTGCAAGCTTTTTGAGCATCAGGATGTTGGGCTTCCTCGCCCCACTTTCATACTGTGTAATTGCGTTAGGCGTTACTCCTACAAGTGCCGCAAGCTGAGCCTGCGTCATATGCAGCGCAGTGCGGTATTTGTATATTGCAACCATTCTCTATCACCTCTTTTCTAACGGTATGTTAGAATTATATCTCACTATCTGTTAGATGTCAAGAGGTTTTCTAACATTTCGTTATATTATACAGTTTGTGAGATTATTTATTGACATTACTCACGAAATGTGATATTCTTATTTTGTAGGGAGGTGTTTGTATGTTTGCAGAAAATTTGAAAACGCTTCGCAAAAGTAGAGGATTAACTCAAGTACAATTTGCAGAGATCTTTAATATTTCGTCCGGCACAATTGCTATGTGGGAGACTAATAAAAGAATACCTGATACTTCGATGCTTATCAAAATTGCTGAGTTCTTTAATGTAACTGTCGATTATCTGCTTGGAAAAAGTGAGGTTCCAACAGTTAATTCAGATAATCAGCTTGAAGATGTTTACCTTAGTCTTGCCAAATCCGCACAGGATGAGGGAATAGATCCTGATGATATTCGTCTCGCTATTGAGACAATCAAGGCTATGAAAAGGCAGAAAAAGGAGTCTGTTGATGAATAAAGAGCAACTTTACTACAGCATTAACGAAATAAGAAATCATTTGATCGCTAATGGCTTTACATATCCTTTGAACATTTTTGATATTTGTAGCAAATATGATAACCTTGCAATCAGCTCAATTCCGTTCAAAACAAAAGGATTGCGTGGAATGGCGGTGCTTGCCAAAGCTCGGAATGACATCAATTGCATTCTTGTTAATTCTAATATTTCAGCATCTGAGCAAAATTTTCATGGAATGCATGAGCTTATGCATATTACATTTGAAGGGGATCAATCAGGGCAAATATTTCAGTGCTATGAAAAGACAATGCCATTTCAGGACCCATATAAAGAATGGATAGCCAATGAAGGAGCTGCTGAACTCCTTGTGCCTTATGCGGACTTTATACCTTTTTTCTGTAGTGTATATGCTGATTTTAGAAATGGAAATGGAATGTGTAAATATAAATACGGCGATAAAGATATACTTACAGTGCTATCTTCAAGATATGGAGTTAGTGATATGGTTATCAAAAATCGGATTTCAAGTTTATCATATGAGATAGATCAATTTAGCCGAGGAATACCTTTGCAAAATATGAGCTTTCTTTCATATACACAGCAAAAAAGATGTGGTATAGTAACCACGAATTACGTCGATCTTATTGAATCAATAATGATCCAATTTTTGTTCAGGCCATTGGAATGGAATGAAGTTATACAATAATAAAAGGGGGAATGAATATGAAAGGTAAAGTTGTTACTATATTTCAATGGATACTCGCAGTTCTCGGCCTTCTCATAGCGATATCTTGTTTTTCATCCGGTGGGGCAGGGATTATCGGAGGGATCATAGTGCTTTTATCTGCAATATGGGTCTCGCCGATCATAGGTAAAACGCCAATACTTGCCAAATCTGATAAAGCACGGCTCGCTTTACAGTTCGTTGGAGCATTCGTTTTGCTTGTTATAGGTGTTGGAATATCCCCCAAAACCACTACAGAAACAAATGAAGATTCGGTGAGCAGCGAAATAAGCGTAACAACTCCTACAGAAGCTGAAACTACAACAGAAACTGCCACTACTGACGAGACGATAGCAACTGAGGAGATTTCTGAGAAAGTGATCGAAGCCGAGACAGAAGATACCACCCCCAGGTCAGGTGAGGAAATAGTCGGTGTAAGTGATAAGAGCTTGTCGGATGACGGAATAAATATTGATTTTGAAAACAGCGTCCGCAATGACAGTACGGGAAAGTGGCGTTTAGCGAGAATTGCTGATAATATCAATATTGAAGAATATGCCCTTGATTACTATAAGAATTATTTTGAAAGCGACGATGAGATACACGCTGTTGTCAACTTCACAAACAATACCACAACTAATCTGAGCTGTTTCGGAGATATGCTTTTTGTGACAACATATAACTATGTCGATAAGGAAGAACATGACGCTGATTTGCTCTTTACGGGTGAAAAGATATCAGAATTCTGTGTTTACATCGATAACGGTGATATAGAGAAAGTTTCATAAAAAAATCCCCCACAGTGTTCAGAACACCGCAGGGGGATAGCATAAATATAAGAAGGGAGCTGATCTTATGCCGAGACTGAGGAACAAGAAACGAGCTGACGGAAGATTGCAGGCAAAGGTATATCTTGGAGTCATTGACGGCAAGGCAAAGTACAAATATGTTTATGCGGGTACTCAGAAGGAACTTGAAGCCAAGGTCAGGGATGTGAAGATCGCTCTCGGAAAAGGCCTTGATGTTACCGCCAACAATGATAAGTTCGGGTTCTGGAGGAGCCAGTGGCTGAAACTGAAAAAGAATACCGTATCAGTTCAGAGATACAATTCATACAGCAGTATATCCAAGAGGCTTTCAGCTCTGGATGAGTCAACTATCACAAGGCTCACCGTGTCTGATATCCAGAATGTCATATTTGATAACTCGGATCTCTCACCGACATCGCTTTCGATGCTGAAAAGTGCGGCAAAGCAGATCATACAGCTTGCGATCGACAACAGGATAATGGACTATAACCCTGCTGTAAATGTCAAGATACCGAAGAAGACAGAACTATCTGACCGCCGTGCTCTGACTGAGGAAGAAAGGCAGTGGATAATTGATACCCCTGACTTCATGCAGACTGCGGCAATGATAATGACGTTTGCAGGACTGAGAAGGGGAGAGTTAGTTGCTCTGCTCTGGACCGATATTGACTTGGATAAACAGACTATCACTGTCAGCAAAGCTGCTGAGGTTATAAGCGGAAGGTTTACTGTCAAGCCTATGACTAAAACAGAAGCAGGAATGAGAATTGTATACATTCCTTCTTTACTTGCAGATTATCTCCGCAGTGTTAAGCGGAGCAATTCTTTATATGTATGCCCTGCTCCTGAGGGTGGCCATTTCTATACCAAGACATGGAACAGGAAGTGGGATAGCTATCTGAATAAGCTGAACAGAAAGTACGGTGACTTTTCAAGCTTCATAGTTAAAGAAGGAGAGGATCCACCGTTTGTTATCCCTCGCTTCACGCCTCACTGGTGTCGCCATACATTTATAACAATGCTCTATCTTGCCGGAATAGATGTACTGACTGCTAAGGAGCAGGCAGGCCATAACGACATAAGAACAACGATGTCGATCTATACTCATCTCGACAGCCGGTACAAACAGAAAAGCATGAATAAACTGGACGAATACCTGAACAATGGGTGTCAGGAAGGTGTCAGTAAAATTGCAGAATAGCGATATATAGCTGAAATATCGCTTTGTTATATCGCAATGCTGATGAAAAATACCCTCACAGCTGCTAAACAGCAGGCAGGAATTGAATAAAAAACTGCTATAAAGCGAGCTTTGTAAATGCCTATAATCAGGCAATTATGAAGCTCGTTAGTTTTTTGTGTGTTTGACAGAGAATGAAATAATACTGCATGATTTTTGAAAAATAGGTGTCAATATGGGTGTCAAAAAACTCCCTTCAGTTCATAGCGGCTGAGGGGAGTTTTTACATTTACGCATTCACTTATTTTTACATTTCTTCCAGCAAGCCACTGTACTGATGATCGTCGAATTCGAGAGTTACCTTGACGCTGTTCTTGTTCGGCTGCGTCTGCTCTCCGGGGAAGACAGTGCCACGAATGAAAGTGTGGCCTGAGTCCTTAGTCCAGTCAATATGCCTGGATTCGTCGCCGTGCCACCAGTCATAAATATAAGGTTCATCGCCTCTTGTATCAACATGACACGCAGGCGGATTTATTCCACTCAGGTCTTCCATCATACCGATGCCTTTGAATCCGACTCTTTCCGCAGCTTCGGCGATGTCCTCGGCTGTGTAGTAGCTGCCGTCCTTGCGCTGTACCCTGATATCCGCAGCCATGCCTCTGCGGTGGGCATCCGTCGGACTGCCCCACGGATTGTTGTTGCAGCGGTATCCGCTGTTTATGTAGATCGCTTTCGCCGCCATCAGTTTATGCATCTTTTCAAGGCGATCGATGAGTAAGTCTGACATTTTTACTGTCTTGCCGCAGCAGCTGCAAGCGAATTCTGAGCTGTCAAAATGCGTTGAAAGGTTTCCCATTATATCACTCCTTTTCATTTTTTCTGGCTTGCGTACCGAAGTAGAAGCCGATTATCACTGTGTAGATAGTCTGTACCTGCTGTTCGGAAACTCGTCCCGTTACTGCGAGATAACCGAAAACTCCTGTGAGTATCAGCGTTACCAGACTTTTTACGTCAATGAGTTTAGCTATGCGCTCCCGCAGTTTCATGGCGTTCACGCTCCTTCAGTGTGATCTCGACAGCCGTCAGGCGCTCGTTCAGGTGGTTGTGCTGGTCGATGCGCTGTCCCTGCCGTGTGAGTTCTTCTTTGAGAGTGTCTAGCTTTGTCTGCACTATTGCCAGCTGCTTGTTATTGCTCATGACCGAGCCGAAAAAGCCTCCTGTAGCCGCTATCAGGGCTATAATGATATCTGTCCAGTTCATCTTAGTTACCTCCGTAAAAATCGATTACGCACCCGTCCGGAAAACTCGTCGGATAATACGTGCAATCCCCTGCTATCTTAACCCGTGTCAGCGCCGTATCCGCAAAGGCGAACTCGCCTATTGACTTGACGCTTTCGGGGATGCTGACCTGCCTCAGCGACGTACAGCCGCAGAACGCTCCTGCTTTCGGGAGCGGCGGCAGAGCCGAGTGAGTCAGCCTGCCGTTTTCCACGTACCACCATCCGGGAGGATAGGGCTTTGTCATAGTTTCCGCTATCGGCTCGGGAAGCTCCTCATGGGTGAGCCGTCCGCCTGTGATCGTCCATTTTACGCTCATGATGCCACCTCGATGCTGAATCCGATACCGCTGAGATAGTCAGCGTCAAGCCAGTGAGTTTCGTCCACAGCTGCTACATTGTTCGCTGCGATAATATCGGGGCCGTGAGCACTTCTGAGGATGGATGTCGCTCTCGTACCCGATGCACAGCCTACCGTGAACTCCGAATCCGTTGTGATATCCAGAACTGAGTTGTCGATGTAGACTCTAGTGTCGTTCGTTGTCGTACCGGAGCTGTTCCGTGTGATCGCCAGCATATTGGGCATTTCCGCTTCAAGATAGGATGCATTCATCATCTGCATTGTAGAGGATGAGATATTACTGAACATGAAAATTTGCGTGGCAGTTGATTTGAATCTGATGAAACAGCTCACAAACAGCGGCGTATAGGTCGAGGACGTAAGCGACGAAGTGCCGTTGATATTGAAGGAGCACCGTGTAAAGGCGGTGGCATATCCCGAAGCTTTGTAGAAAAGCTCCTTGCAAACGCCCGAAAATTCGCAGTCTGTAAAGGCTGAACGTCTTTCTGAACCTATGTTTGAAGTGGACAGCACTGTCTGATATGAGTAGATATTCTTAATTTTTACGTTGCTGAGACTGCCGTAGGAAACCCTTATTATCGCATTCTGACCGACTTCGGTCGAGTAAAGGTTTTTGATGGACTTGCCGTCTCCGTCAACGTGGGATGAGATCGTGATGTACGGCACATCGCCGTCGGGGTATTCGTCCAGAATATCAATGTCATTTCCCAGCTTCACGTATACAGCAGTTTGCTGAGTGCCCTCACTGCCTTTCAGTCCGAGCTCGTCCCATGTGGTAACTACATACGGATCGTCTATCGTTCCTGTTCCTGTTATGCTCATTCTATTACCTCCATTCCGTCGGGGAATTTTACAGCTTCCACATCGGTGTCATTGAATGCCGTGCGCTCAACAGCAAGCACCTGAACTCCGCCCAGGGTCTGCGGAATTTCGGGGCGCTTGCTTGTGCCGATGTAGTAAACTATCGTATTGCCGTCATAAATATAATCGTTTTCGTCTGTAGGGTCAAAGTGTTCTTCAATCTTTTCAGTGAAGAATACATGCAGTTTTACTTCAGGAGCAAAACTAAAAATCAGTTTCGGCATTCTTTCACCTCCGATCAGGCAGAGGCTGAAGCCCTGATGTAGATGTGGCCGTAGAGTTTTTTATGCTTCAGCTCGTCAGGAGTATGGAGTGAGAAATATAATGAATATGAGCCTTCCATAAGCCCTGCCGTATCACTGCTTGAAAGCTGGACAGAGAATATATTGTTGAAAAATTCGCATTCTTTTGTCACTATCGCAGATGTTGGATCTGTATCTTTTGTAAGCACCATATACATCGTGCATTCGTTAAGATCATAAGACGTTTCTGCTTCAATATTGAATACAGGTGAAGCATCACCTGTCAGACACTCCATATCAGGGAGCTTATCGTAAAATCTAAGCATTATGAACCACCTCCGAATACTTCATCCCACAGACGATCTATCATAGTCTGTACATTGTAATAGCCGCCGTTCTTCTGGTAGAGAAGCTGACTGCCGTAAACATTACCGTCAGCATTTATATTTCCCGAAGACGAGACGGTGCTTCCGTGGATCGTACCACCTGCATAGACCGAGCTATTAGTATTGATAGCACCTGTCATAGTGATACCGCTGCCGTTCATAATAGTTCTGTTCGTGCTGCCATTGTTATTATTTTCCAGAGTAACAGCCGCAGGAGATATGATCATTCTTTGGGATGAGTTCTGATCGCTGTATTTTAGCTGTATCACATCCACACTTCCTGAATTTGTCTCGATATTTATTGAACCGCCTGTTATATTTATTGATGCGGCGTTGACATTTCCATCGGTATCAACATGGAATGTATTGTTTCCGTTTACGATCTCAAGACCTCGCAGAACCCCTGCTGTGATGAAGTCAGCAACGAAGCCGCCGTCCAAAGTAGCAGCAGTGGTGTATGTACCGTTATATCCTGTTTTGCTGTATCCCCATCCGTTCACATTGAACCGCCATACATGAGTTGCTGTCTCTTTGTCGGGAGTATCCATTATCAGTATCTCATTGGTGTTGACAACAACATAGCCGTTTATACCTGCATTGATAAGCGCAGTTGCTGTAGCTTTTGCAGATGCAAGGATATCTATTTTCTGCTCAGGAAGCTCATACTCTATAAGCCGTGCTGTTCTTGTGGCTATGTCAGTTATGGACTCCGCCTTGTCACCGATCTCGACATCCGGCTGATAAGGCTTGAAGATATCCACAGATACTTTCATGAGCCTGAGATCTTCATCGAGCCCGAGAACACCGTGACGGAATCGGTAGGTATTGCCGACCTTTATGCTGTCCATATTGCTGTCGATGAGCGACAGATCCAGAACCTGGGCAGCATAGGCTTTTCTGACACGGTTATTGTTTTCAAGGCTTTCTCTGCCACGCTGTATCAGGTTTTCGGGGAGCGTGATATCGTCAAATATCTGCGTTCCCATGATTACTCCATACTTCTCAATAGCGGCCGTATCATCGATGTAAACACATCCACTGTTCACTTCTGCGATAGTCAGGCGCTCGGCGGTCTCATCATTCAGCTGAGCACCCAGAGGAACAAGTCTTGTGATTATGCTGGATGAGTCGGTAGATACATTCAGCGACTGTATATTTTTAGCAAGTTCTATGACAGTATTGCATTTTTTGCCGTACTGCTTCAGAAAATCGAGCACAAGTCTTCCGTCTGCCTTGCGTATACGTACTTCTCCGCCCAGGCGCTGTATCAGATTGACCTTGATCTCCTCCAGAGTATTCCTGTAAGCAGTAGTCTTGCTGTTGGTGTTATCGCCTGAGAAATCACATGAGCCGAGGTAAATATGCTTTTCAACGGGAGTTACAGAATTATGATAATCCAGAAGCCCTGTGAGAAATTCCGTGACTGTATTGCTCTCATAGTGGCGGTAAGGCTGGATACTATCACAGAGATACCCCAGATATCCCTCACAGATGCACGACCTGTAAGCTTTGCCGTTCCTGGTAACCTCATCCTCTGACATAATAAGCGGGCCTTCAAAATCAACATCGTTAGTTTTGTTGTTGAAAACTGACACGATGGTCTTACGATCATGGAGTGAAGAACAGCTCGGATGGCAAGCAAACATAGAAAAATCGAAAGACGGTACGCAGTTGACTTCGTCAGCCCACTTTCCTGATCTGAGACGGCGCAGGCTTTCAGGATCGCTTTCATGTATGATCTCGGATGCGCCGCCGTTTATAATCGAAATGGTATACATCAGTATACACCTCCTTCATCGCCGAAAGTTTCATTCATAAATGCTGCCCATGCCTCCGGAACGCTGAGGCCGTCGTAAGCTCCTGTTGATGCTTTGCCGTAAAATGATGCTACAAGTGTAGCATCACGGCCATCAACCAAACCGTTACGGTCAGCGTCAGCAGCGTTCATTTGTTCGGGGGTAAGATCTATACTGCCGGAGTAGGCACTCAGTATCATTGCAGCGTCCCGGTTGTCAACTATTCCGTTTTCGTCAACATCAGGGATCACTACATTCGAGGGAGTGTATTTCATTTTGCTGTTTTTGGGCAGCATCGCAGGGGACGCCATAAACGTTATCGTCAGCTTATAAATACCATGATCCTCAGTATATGTCACAGTTGGCTCACGGACTTCAAAATAATAATTCGGGAGCAGATCATCATAAAGCTCTTTGCGCCCTTTCCAGTGCAGACTGTTGATGATACGAACGAGTCTGTCCTCAGCATTACGGCCGTGACGCTGCATCAGATCGAACTGATATATAAGCTGACGTTCGCCGTAGCTTGAATTGCCGAACAGTTCATCGAAATCGTAAGTAATGTTACTGTAGGGTACACGTTCAAGGTGCTCATCTTTTGGCGGAGAGCCTATAGAGCGCTTCAGCATACGCAGACCAAAATTGTAATAGCTGTGACTGCCGTTTACAGTAATGCCCTTTATCATGTTGTAACACCTCTCTTTTTCAGCTTGACTGTAATGCCCTGCTGCTTGTCAGTTTCGTTAATGATGATGCGCTGTACTCCTTCTGCGACGATTTCTTCACCGACTGTAAACTGAGCGTTCAGCACAATTTCCTGAGAACTCTCAGGAGCGTTTCTGTTTTCGGGGGTATTGTTATATGTGAAGCTGTTATTAACGACCTCAGAGGATGCGGCAGGCTGCGCAAACGAAGCGCTGATATCGATACTCTGATCTCGCAGTGCACTGAAAGCAGATTCGTCTATTCGTGGGGCGCTGTGTATTTCGTTTTCAATAGTGATGTCTGGTTCTTCAGCTTTTATTCTCAGTTCGGGAACATCTATCTCGGGAGTTTCAAGTCTGATCTCAGGTGATTCGATCTCAGGGATGGAGAACTGCGGTGTCTCGGGCTCCGGTATTTCAGGACTATCTATGCTTAACTCGGGGATATCTATCTCAGGTACTTCCAGTTCCGGAGCGCTAATATCGGGAGTTGATACATTAAGCTCAGGAACGCTTATCTCAGGCACTTCAAGCTGTATTGCAGGGATATCCGTGTTGAGATCAAGAAGACTGATATTGTCACCGACATTTATGTCGGGAACATCGATTTCAAGTTCCGGCGCTTCAATGACCGGAGTTTCTATCGCAAGCTCAGGAGCTTCGATAACAGGAGTGTCAATTTTTAGTTCGGGAACATCGAGTTCCGGAGCAGTCAGCTTTATATCTTCAAAAGCGCTTACAGCCTCTCTTGCAATATCAGGTATCTCATTCGTGAAGCCAACTCCAACACCCTGAGCGATATATTTACCGACCTGGTCTCTCATCACCTTTGACGGCGATGCTATACCAAAAGCGGATTTGAAGCCGTTAATGATACCCTGACCGAAGTCAGATATCCTGTCTCTCAGCCATGATCCTGCTCCTGTGATGCCATTCCAGAGCCCCTGCACAAGATTTCTTCCTGCATCAGCCATCTTCTGCGGCAGTGATGTGATGCCGTTCACAACAGCATTAACAAGGTCTCTTGCAGCATTCCTGCCCTTTTCGGTCAGATTCCTTGCCCATTCTGTGACCTTGTTCAGCGCCTTATCAAGGAATTCTCTTATCCTGTCGGGGAGCTGAGAGAAGAAGGCTTTTACATTGTCGAGAAAACGGCTTGCTGCGTCTTTTGCCTTGTCGGGAGCTTCAATGCACCATTTTGCAATATTTCCCAGCGCCTTACCAAGCATATCGCCTATCTTCTCGGGGAGCTCATTCATGAACTCCATTACACCGCTGACGATGTCAACAGCGCCCTGTTTTGCCGTATTAAGAGTATCAGCGAACCATCCGACAATGATCTTCAGACCATCGCCGAGAATATTTCCTATTCCTTCAGCTGCCGCAGTGCCAAGCTGTGCAATTCCCTTGACAACTTCTGCTATAATCTGAGGGATAGCCTTTACTATCTCCATGAACAGTGTCAGCGATGCCTTTGCAAGTTCGGGAGCAGCTTCTCCAAGAACTGTGATCACCGCACCTATAATCATAGGAAGCTGTTCAATGAGCGCTTCAAGAATAACAGGGAGCGCATCCACAAGAGCCGAGAACAGCTGTACCGACGCTTCAAGAAGCTGACCGCCCGATGAAGAAAGTGCATCGATAATGCCTGTAATGATATCAGGGAGAGCGAGTGCAACAGCGTCTATGATTATCGGCAATGCTTCTGTGACAGCGGTGATAATTGCCGGCATTGCCTGAGTGATCGCCTGCGAGATCTGTGGGAACATTCCAAGAACCGCTTTGAGCAGCTTCGGAAATTCTTTTTGCAGTGCGGATATTATCTGCGGCAGTGCATTGACAAGTCCCATGAACAGCTTTACAGCTGCATTCAGAATCACAGGTATACTGCTGATGAGAAAGTCTACGAGCTCATCCACAAGCTGTACAGCTATCTCTATGAGCAGAGGGATGTTGTCGAGAACCGCCTGCGCCAATGCCTGTATGATGGTCAGAGCGGCACTGAGCAGTTCTGGAAGGTTGGCAATGAGCGAATCTGCAATAAGCTGAACTGCGTTCAGAGCAACGGTCACAAGTTCGGGAAGATGTTCGCTCAGAGCGTCAGCAAATGCAGAAAAAATGTCTGCGCCTGCGTTAATGATAAGCGGCAGATTTTCAGCGAATCCCTCCACAAGCTGCTTAATTCCATCAGCGGCGGAATCCAGAAGCTGAGGTGCTGCGTTTGCCAGCCCCTGAGCCAGAGTGCCGATCATCTCAGTGCCTGCGATGAGGAACTGAGGTATTACCTGCACAGCGGTGTCAGTGATGGTAAGAAGTATTTGTGAAGCAGCACCCGATACAGTACTGATGTTATCCATGATACCGCTGACAAATTCGGTTATCACAGAGGCGCCCATTTCCGCAATTGTAGGGATATATTCCGTTATTTTGGTGACTGCCTGACCGAGAACGTCGCCGAAAGCATCGGCAAGTCCCTCGAAACCTCCTTCTTTGAAAGCGGATGTAAGTTGTGATACGTACTCACCGCCAAGCTGAACAAGTTCTCGCAGTGGTGCGTTTAAGCTATCATAGATCGCAATACCGAAAGCTTCGGCCTTCGACTGCAATGACTTGATATCTCCCTCAAGAGTATCATTCATGGTGTGAGCCATATCCGCCATTGCTCCGTCACAGCCTGCAAGTGCATCAGTCAGATCGTTGAATTCCTGACCGCATCCCGCAAGCATAGCCTGAGCAGATTTCAGGTCTACTTTATTGAAGATCTCATTTAGTACCTGAGTTTTTTCACCCTCACTCATTCCTGCGAGAGCCTGATCCAGATCTCTGAATGTGTCGTTCAGCGGTCTGAGGTTGCCCTCTGCGTCAAACGCTTTTACTCCGAGACCGTCAAGCGCAGCAGCGGCTTTGTCGGTAGGAGCGGACAGCGCAAGGATCATATTTCTCAGCGCAGTACCGCCCTCGCTGCCTTTTATACCTCTGTTTGCGAGAACGCCGAGAGCGGCATTGAGTTCGGACGTACCGCCTGCCAGTGATTTAGCAGTACCACCAACGGTGAGTATAGCTTCACCAAGCTGTGAAACGCTTGTATTTGCCTTGCTTGCAGTCTTAGCCATCTCATCACCGAAACGTGTGAGATTCTCGCTTGTAGCTTCGATGCCGAGTGCCGCCATAGCATCGGTGGCAAGATCAGATGCATACGCAAGATCCATTCCACCTGCGGCTGCAAGATCAAGGACAGCAGGCAGAGCATCAGCAGCTTTGGCGGCATCATAGCCTGCAAGTGCAAGATAATTAAGAGCATCAGCCGCTTCGGATGCGGAGAAAGTTGTGGATTCACCTGCGGCGGCAGCGGCTTCTTTCAGCAGTTCGTAGCTGTTTGTGCCATCCTGTATCGTATCTTTGGTGATGCCCATTGTGGCAATGACCTGAGCCATACTGCTTTCAAAGCCCTTGCCAACATCAACCGCATAACCTCCGAGAGCGGAGATACCTGCACCTGCTGCTGTGACTGCTTTAGTTACCGCTGCCAGTCCCGTTTTAGCAATGCCGCCGAGACCCGAAAGTCCCAGCTTGAAGCCTGTCTGATCTATGGCAGTATCGAATTTTAATGTACCGTCGAACACGCACTATCCCTCCTTGATGTTCGGAATGTGCGGCTCATCGGCTCAATGCACTTGTTTCCCTTCGGTTATTTTTATTTCAAATTCTTCTTTACAGCCACGGGAGCACTTTATAAATACTCCTCTGCACTGTGCTGTATTGTCGTACAGCATTACTTTTGCGCCGCAGTACGGGCATTTTACCCATTTTCTTTCAATAGGCGGCATGGAAAGTTTCTTCACATCACACCTCCTGCGAAAACAGCACCGATGTCCTCATCGTCCAGCTCGAACGGCAGCGCATAGAGCTGCTGCATACGCATGATGCGTTTTCGCTCGGCTTCATTCTTTATCAGGCTCAGGTCGGCGCTTCGGTAAGCAATGCGCTTCATCATCTGCGATTCATCGGGCAGAGCCGAAAGGAGCGTCCTGAACTTCCACCAGTGCATTTCTGCTGTCAGCAGGTCTATTCTGTAATACCGCAGGAAGTCGCCGATGATATATTTTGCATCTATCTTCCAGCTTATAACAGGAGGACGGCGGATCTCATCGGTGTCACCGTCCACGTCTTCCGGAATATCCTGTTCAAGTTCGTTTGCACGATAGAATCTGCACAATGCTGTTACTACTTCTTTACTGATAACAGCTGGGGCATCCTCCAGCCACCGTGCCATCATGAACAGCTTTTCACGGTCCGGGATGTCTTTATCCTCCAGCATATCAGCAAACCTGAGCCAGTCCCTGAAATCAGTCAGAACCTGGTATTCTTTTCCATTTATCATGACCGTCTCAGGGAAATGCTCATACAGTGCGTTTATCATTTCTTAGCAGACTTTTTTACAGCTTTTTCAGCTGCTCTTCTCTGCTTCCGGTTGGGGAAATACTTAGCACGCCACTCTGCTCGCTCCTGGGCGGCAGATACTCTTTGCTCCTGTACGAAGTTAAGGAAGCTGAGGTATATCTCGTCGCAGGCCTTTACGCTGTCGGGGATGCCGCTGAATATCTGATCGGACGTACCATCACCGAAAATGCGGTCATAAAGGCGGTGGAAAAGCTGACAGTAAGCTCTTATCCGCTCGGACTGTCTTCCATCCTTTGGTATCTCGTTTTCTTCCTTTGCCATAAGTTCAAAGGCATTTTCATAGCGTTCCATGTTATCTGCATTGTCAAGATCAAGCTCAAGACTCAGACCGTTTATTTCCCATTTAAGGCTCATAGGCTCATTCCTCCTCGGATTCGGACTCCTCATCGTCCGTCAGATCATTTGTTGTTGGAGTGACGTCGGATAGCTGAACCTTGTTCAGATTCAGCATCTCCGGCTCAGCTCCGTTCATCTATCCACTGATAGTTATTGTCTGCCAGTCATCGGAAGTGGATACAGTCACCTGAGACTGCTCGCCCCTTGCCTTGAGGTCACCTGAGTAGGTGTAGATATTGATATTGTCGCCCTCAGTGCCGGGGATAACAGAGTAGTCACGCTTATAGGCAGTAGCGGTAACGCTTGTTGTGCCTGTAGCTGTGGTAGTATCCACAAGGATGATGGTACGTACAGCATCGTCGCCCAGCTTCTCCTCGTTAGTGATATTGACCATATCGGTCTGAACAGGCAGGTCTGTATGCTTATCGAAAGCATATGAGTATGACGGCGCAAAGCCTACAACATCGGTCTGCTGGAAAGGCTCGTCAACGTACTGTCTGCTGTACTCGATGGGGTTCTTGCTGTGGGAGAACTGAGTGAACTTCTTCATACGGTGGTAGGTAACGGCATCATTTGTGCCCGGAACACCGTAGAAAGCGAGAATCTTGTGTCTTTCAACTATCTTATTAGCCATAGGTTATTCCTCCTCGTATAATAAACGTAATTGTATCTGATACCTTGCGGTATCTGCTTCTGCGGAAAAAGCATAGCCTTTTGTCAGCACTTCAATGCTGATCGGCTCACGCTCTCCGTCAAGTTCGGGAAGACATTCATCGTCGTTCTGATGCTCGATCCATTCCTCGAACTTTTCGTAAAAGCCGAGATTATCAAGACAGAGGTTTACATCCTCGCTGTAATATTCACGGCTTGCAAAAAGGAAAAGGAACTGCTTTATACAGCTCCCGTCGGTATACTTTTTTACAACAGGATCGCAGGGGACAGGCTCTATCGTGTATTCCACCGCCTTATCGCCCAGGAAGTCAACAAGGAGACATCCGTCTTTCAGCTCGGGAAAGTGCAGGATGTAGTCCCTGATACTTTCAGTAACTGTTCTCATGTGAATTTCTCCATTACTTTCTTTTCGATCTCTTTTTTGTGGTCGGCCTTCATGCGCTCAAAAAAGTAAGGTCCCCTCAGACCTTTTGTTCCGTTTTTGCGGTTCATGCCTTCTTTTCCGAGACCTCGGTTCAGATAATACTGAGGCTTTGCATAAGGTGCGGTATATTCTACCACACCTGATCCGATGACCGTTCCTGAGATACCGCTTTTCTTCATCGTTCCTGTACGGAACGGAATGTATGGATCAGAATGCCTGAGCACTTCACTGTCTATGCATTTCTGTGCCATCATAAATTGTTTTTCGGTATTCTGCTGAAAATTCGGGTCAAAGGTAATTCCTGTGAATCTCATCATTTTGCATTTACCTCCCAGTGCTGAACAGCAGGGGAGCCGTAGCAGAAGTTATCAACCGCCATGATCGTCATTGCTGTTGGCGGTGGCTGAGCGTCACTGATTATCTCGCCCACTATCCTGTCACCTGTTTTCGGAACGAAGTCGATGGAAGCAGCAGGAATAGAAATAAAAGCTTTATTATCAGGGGCACGGTCGTTTCCTGAATTCTGACTACGGCTGCTGCTTATTTCCTGACAGTTGGTATCTTCCCAGTACACTGCCCTGGTTGTATGCCGTATATAAGCAGGTGTACGGTTCTGCACGATCCTTTCATAGATCGTGCAGCCGTTTCTGTTGGTAAACATTAATCATCAACTCCCCGATAGAGCAGGCCTGTTCTTCCAAGATGCCTGCGGACGATATCAGCATAAATATCTTCAAGTCCTGAAGTGCCTCCGTGAAGCTGAGCTGCAACAGCTGACAGCTGCTCGGTACCGCTCCTGAAGGTGACACTGTATTTGCCGTTAGTTTCTGACGCTATACTGCCTGCTCCCGCAAAAGCACTGCCATCGGAAATGCCTGCATATATAAATATACATTCCGCAAGCTCGCAGCAGCAGCGCTTTACTTTATCGGAGTATTCTTCGGGAACACTATCATCGAGCCGTCCGAATGTCATAGCGGCGATACGGTCGGAGGCCTTACCGCTGTAAACAGGAAAGTCAGCCTCCGAAATCATTTTTCCGCCGTATTCGCCGATGTAGTATCCGTAGTCAGCGTATGTCATGACTTGCCTTCGGCTTTCTTTTCCTCGGGCTTCTCTGACTTCTTATCTGTTTTTTCAGCCTTTTCGGGCTTAGCAACAGGAAATTCCAGTCCGATCGTTTTCATCGCCGATACCTCCTTATGTGGTGCTTACAGAAGCATAGATGCCCTTGACCTTGTTGTCGTATGCCTCTGAGATACCATAAGCACGGTAGAAGAACATCCATGCATCCGAACTCTGGTTAGCTTCGGGAGTGATGATCTTGTTTACAGCGTGCTTAGTGTACTGGAGAACAGCACGAGGCTGAATTATCATGAAGTTAAGGTTTTTGCCTGTGGCCGCCTTGGTGTAGCCACCAATAGTTTCATCAGTGCTGGTGCCGCCTTCTGTGATGACCCTGCCGGAGAGAAGCGAGATTGCACTGTAGAAACGTGTCTGAGGCACCTTTATGATCTTACTGAAGCCCTTGAGCATCTCCTTGCTCTTGTATGTATCAAGGGATGTGATAGCATTATGAAGAGTAGGAGTGATATAGAGAATTCTTCCTTCACCGTCAACCTCTGCTTCGTCAAGTGCGTTGTTTGCAGTTGTGATAGCAGCACATACATTTTCACCTGTGCTGAGTGCCTCAGACTTGGAAGTGCCCGCCTTGCCAGCATATGTTGCAAATCTCCATGCATCAAGTTCGGGAACTGCCTTAGTGCGGATGAATTCCGAAGACAGTTTGCCGAAAGCCAGACCTGCGGTCTCCTCGTCGTCCATAGCGTCAACAGTAAAGCGTCTGCCACGATCGTAGTTGTATACCTTGGTTTCCCATTCGAGACTTGCACTGCCGTCGGCATAGCCTGTTGTGCGGTCGTAATCAGCAAGACCGTCCATATCCATCTTGGGTACGAGGATCTCGTTTGCGTTATTGCCCTGGCGAACAGTTGAAGCGTCTGCTTCAAGGTCACCTGTGAGGGAATACTTCTTGTAAACCTCATCGAGCAGGGCAACGTACTTGCTTATGAGTGCAAAATTGTTAGGCATTAGTTATTCCTCCTGTCATTTAAGTCCCATGACTTTTCTGATAAAGTCGTCATCGGGTGATTTGGGTGTACTGCCGGGAGTGCTTCCGACAAATTCGGGCTTGGGCTTAGTATCGGCAAAAGCATCGGGGCAGCTTTCCTTCAGCTTCTTCACGATGTCCTCACCGCCGATGAGAGTACCGTCCTTGTCAAATTTCAGCTCCGCAGCAGCAAGCTGTGATTTAAGGTGCGCAGCGTAGATGTCATTGCGCATCCCCTGAGCCTGCACGAACTTGTCCAGCTTATTGCTGTAGTCCTGTGCCTTCTGATCAGCTTCCAGCTTTTCAGCCTTCTGCTTCCAGTCCTCCGCCGATTTCTTGATACCATCGATATCCATGTCGGTGTAGGACTTGATAGTGTTGTTCGCTTCTGCAAGCTGTTTGTTCACAGCGTCGAGACTGCTCTGTAAAGCGTTGTACTCTGCTTCGGTGTAGGTTTTCGGAGCAGGTGCGCCGCCGCCGTTAGAGGGCGCAGGAGCAGGCCCATTTGCAGTGTTGTTTGTATCTTCTGCCATTGTGTGTTCCTCCTTATATCAGGGTATAAAAATAGCACTTGCGAGGGACATTTATGTCCTTGGCAAATGCTTGCAAGCGGTATTTACTTGTTATTTGTTCCGAGCACACGACGCTCAATCCTGTCCTCAACTCTGCGGTTCATCCACATCAGAGCTTCCTCAATGTGAGTAAGAGCACAAGCGTTTTCACGGCAGGCGAACTCGCCGCTCTGGAAGCCTTTCAGCCTGTCACGGACGATTTCAAGCAAATCAGTGTCAAGTAAACCACGGATACTGCCAGAAGCATTGCGTGGACCGTGCTGAAAAGCTATCTCAACAGGCTCGTCATCGCACATGACAACGTATTCATGATTAGCATTGCCCACTCCTGCTTCATCAACAGCGTAGACAGTGTTGAGATTCTCACGCTTCTGTATTGTACTTAGCTTTCTCTTCAATTCTCCTCACCTCCTTCAAATGGGTATAAGAAAACCGCTCATTGCTGGGCGGTTTAATTTGAAAACTCTATTTTTTCAATATCGGCTTCAGTAAGAATAACATTTACACCGTTGTTGAGCGTGAATAGTATTCCGTCAACATCTTCATCATTTTCATTTGCGATGCAGGGAATATTTCCAAATCCCTCATATACTTTTCCGTTTTTACAGTAAACGGTCGCTTTTCTGCCTTCGAGCATAACGATCTTTCTTTTATTTTCCATTTATTTTCACATCCTTTGTCGGGAATACGTGAGTTCCGTTATTAGTGTATTTTATTTGGATAGTATGTGTGCTTATGTACCCGCCGCTTGCTTCGTCAAATGTTCTTCCTACAACATATGGAAGTCTGATAAATTCATTGGCAGTTTTCTTGTCGCCGCTTATAACTATTATTCCTGTACCGCCGTACTGATCAACTAATTTCTTAGGATCGAGGGTGGGATCTAAAACAGATTTAGGAGTTTTGTGTTTATTTGGATCAAGATTACTTCTGCTTTGAATTGCCTGCTTTACCTGATTTTTCCATGGCTTGCCATAAGCGTGCTTTGGCTGTTGTGATTCGTCAATTTTTATATTGAGCCTGCCGAGTTTAAGCGCTTTTTTAAGTTCAGCTTCCTTGTCTACAATTGTATCATCATTCAGCAAAGTTGTCAAGCGGATAGGACCTTTTTTATTCGCCCACACCGCTCTCTGCGCCGTACTTCTTCCGAAGCCGTTGACCCATACACGGGTACTGTCGGGGAGGTTGCCTGTCTGATCGAGGAAGGTGCTGAGTTTCTTTTCCGCCTTTTTCAGCTTGACTGATTCTGCGGTGAACAGCTCCTGCATCTGTTTTTCTGTTGCTTCATCGGGAGCGTTCTTCACAGCGGTATCGGCAGCGGAGACTGCTCTTTTGCGGGCACGGATATCACGTTCCAGCGCTCTCTGCATCTGATCTATCTCATACTCGGTGTACATTTTGCCGTTGTATTCGATGTTACGGGCATTCAGTTCAGCGAGACGTTCATCTGAATAGACACGGGAGCTGATACCCTCAATGAACGGGAACCAGTCGTGACGGCAGTTCCAGCCCCCGAAACCGTCACCAGTACCGTAGCCGATATCATTTGTGGTCAGTACCTTCACACCGTCAATGATCCGCCCGGCATTTGCACCCGACAGGCTGACCAGCTTCCCCTGCCATTCCGCATGAGAGGGGCGAGCGCCTGAGTGAGCGGTTATCTCCATGATATCACAGCCCATATCGCCTGCATTTATCGCAGACAACTGCCTGACAGTCTGGCCGACACCCGTGAGAACGCTTCGGCGGACAGCAACATCGAGCCTGTCGCTGTGGCCTGACGGATAAAGCACCTTTGAGCCTTCATCGGCGGCAGACTGTACAGCTCTGCGTATGGCAGTGCCGTAGTCCATAGTTCCGCTCGACACTTCCATGTAAGCAAGGTCGCAGGCATTGAGATAGGCTGTCTGAGCTGTATTCGCAGTAGTGAGCGTCAGGTTGCGGAGTTCGCCTCTGCACTTGACATAACCTGCATTGAGCGTCTGCAATGCTGCATCTGACAGCCGTATGACGCCTTCAAGCCCTGCGTCGGTGTAGTAGTGGTTATCGTTACGGACTGACTGCACACCTGCATCCTCGAACAGCGTTCGCACCTGAGCGGCGGAAGCATCGGAATGCTGTGCTATCTCTGAGATGATATCCTCATACAGCAATCCTGCTTCCTGCAACTGTTTAGCCTGCCATGATGTTGCATCCGAGACTTTTCCCATCCGCATCATCCGCCTGACCATATCATCGATCACCGCTCTGTCAAGCTCATCGTAAAGAGTTATGAGCTGATCGCAGAGGTGTTCATATTCTGATGGAGTCAGCATTGAAAAGCTCCGTTTCCGTCGGCATATATTCATTTCGGGCGGTGTCCTCATCCACACCGAAATACCATGCAAGCAGTTTTTCAGGCTTCAGCTTTCCTGCCGTGACAAGCTGTAAGCGTCTGCTGAATTCCTTGTCAGTATCTTCGAGGACGCTGTCGCCCCATGTGCAGTTCAGCTCATATTCACCAGATGGAGCAAGCTCGTAAAGGTCTGCATATACGTCCATTGCATACACAAGCTGTTCCAGAGCGCCCTCAAGGCTTTTCTGGATGTTGCTGACATAGGTGTAGGAGCGCTGCTTTGAGGAGCGTATCTCCTCAGCAGTTTTCTCGATATCCGCAGGCTCGGAGATCGTACCGTAAGCAAGCCCACAGTTGAATTCTATGCGCTGCAATATGTGATTGAGGCCGTTGAACAGTGAACTGTCACGGATAGCAGGGGAGAATACCTGCATATCATCCGAAACTTTCTTATCGGAAGCATAATGCTTTCGGAAAAGTCTTTTGCCGCCGACAGGAAGGTCGATCAGCTTTCCTGTTTTCTTATCCTTTCGGAAAAGGTCTTCCGACGCATCGACAGCAAGTTCCGAGCCTTTGAACTCCCAGTTGATACGGGCCCACTGTTCGTTAGCTTCGGGGATGAGTTCGGTTGCATGAGCATATACAGAAATACCGAGAGGGGAGTCAAGGTCTACAGTGTTGCTCTGCGGAACTCTGAACACTGAAAACAGCGGTCGCTGAACATTGGCTATCGTCTGTACAGCCTGGAGCTGCTCCCAGCCGGGGACGGAAGTGAGATCTGTCTCTCTGCCGAGAACCCCGCTGTCATATGAGATGTAGGCTTTGTTCTCAACAGTGTAGGTCTTGGCCTCGCTGTCGAAAGTGTGAGTTTCCAGCCTGGTGTAGTATTTCTTTCCTATGACCTTGCGAGCCATGAATACCGCAGATGAAGCTTCTCCCGAATCGTCAAAGGCGGTCGGGACATATCGGTCAGCCCTGACCATATCCACAAGTATCTTATCGCCTGATACATAGGGCTTGAATGCCATACTGCCCAGAGCCAGGGCAGCTTCGGCACGGAATATCACAAAATAGAAAAAGGCTTTAATAAACTGTTTATTGAGATAGTCCGCACGCTGACTTCCACTTATGGTAAGTTCAGATTCTGCTGTAACAAGGCGTACAAACTCCGAGGCGATCGCCGCAGGAAGATCGAGGCTGTAGTTTTTGTTGGCTGTACTGCCGTGATAGCGGTACATTTCAAGCCATGTGTCGATAGCCGACTGCATTTCGGGTGAAACAGGCTTTTCAGCTTCTTCCTTGCGGCTGAAAAGGTTGGCTATGAACTGAAATATATTTATAGAGCATCCTCCTCTCGTATTTCTCTGAGGATACGCCTCATGCCTGTGTGGACAAAATAGCGGATATCGTCCATAGCATGATCGTTTTCCTTTATAACAACATCATCTGTTTTTTTGCTGTCCCAGCTGTACAGTCCGAATTCACGGATACTGTCGGAGCAGGTCTCGGCGAAATGGAGATACCCTAATTGTAGAAGCGTCTGAGTATCACGTATGCCGTCGATAACATCATTGTCCGCCTTGCGGACTCTGAATGTTCCGTGTCTGCGGATACATTCGATGAAGCTGGCAGCGGATGGGTCAACGATAACGCTTCCAATGAAGTCTGTATATTCTCCGGCAAGCCGTTCAAGTTCAGCGTAATGCTCCTCATCGGTACGGGGAGAGCCGCCCTTCCTGCCGTCGTAGTAGCTTTCACGGATCCGCCATGCGTGGCCGCTGATATCCACGTACCATAACCCCATTGAAGTCGGGTTTTTTGTACCGTAGTCAATGCTGATAAACATATCGCCTGCAACAGGATCAATCGTCAGATCGCCGGCATTGAAGATATGTTCCGCACGATCGAACATTGTGTAGACAAGGCCTTCAGCAACTACCCAGTCGCCGAGGACATACCGCTGATAGAAAACTCCCGAAAAAGTTGACTCGGTTCGTCTTATCTTCTCGGGAGTCATGACGGGGTTGTCCTCCATGCGAAACTGTATTCGGAGAGCATTTTTCTCCTGCGCTTTCAGGATCCAGTTAGTATAGAACCAATGAGCAGGGGAGTCGGGGTTGCAGGAGAACCACAGCTTAGCTCCGCTGACTGACAGAGTTCTTGCAATAGCCTGATTGACGAAACTCTCGGGCATGAGCGCAACCTCGTCAAAGAGAACTCCTGCGAGCGTTATGCCCTGTACCAACTTGTAGGACGCTTCATCCTTACCGCCGAAGACATAGAAATAATTCTCCCTGCCTGCACCAGTGACCGTGAGCCTATGCCTACCACCGCCGATGTACTTCAGCCTGAAGTAGTAGGTGATATCGGTCATCTGCGTGAGAGGAGCAATGATATTTCGTTCCACCGCCTGTACGGTATTGCCGCAGATGCCGAAGTTCTCACCGTTGAAGCACTTCATAGCCCAGAGTATGAAGCTGCATGACATAGCAGCAGTCTTGCCGGAACGGACAGAGCCGTCACAGATCAGGGCGTAGCTGTCAGGAGCATAGCACCAGCGGAACACTTTTTTCTGCTTAGGTGAAAGTTTGTTGAATACCACTCTCAGTCACCACCCTCATCGGCTTCCAGAGCCGCAAAAAGAGCAGGGAGCTCTTTCTCACCCTGAGGAGAATTCTGTTCTGAGAACAGTCCGAAACGCTTGCCAAGAAGTTCAGCCGCTTTCAGCCGTTCACGCTCAGAGGGGCGCTTTTGCACATTCTGTGCCTCGGAGCAGCCGTCACCGATGCCGACGGTCACGATCTCCTCCGCATTGCTTTCGCCTCGCATAACAGATGTCAGATACTCAATGACTTCATTGGCCGTCGCCGAGCGCTCGTCATGGAGCTTCTGGAGCTGATCTTCGATATACGCTCTAACGTTAGCATAAGTTAGCAATCGTGAAGCATTGGCACGAGCCGTCTCATCCTTCTTCACATTCGGATAAGCGACCTTGTAAGCCCTTGTGGCATTAAGGTCGATGAGGTATTCGTCCGCAAAGATCTTCTGTTTTTCTGTCATAAGGGCTCACCACCTTTCCATATAACAGAAATACCCCGACTATTGCCGAGGTACTTCCGCAAGGAGTTTAATATGTCAATTCAGCCATTGGTTGCAGAGACAGGAGTCGAACCTGTTATCTCAAGGTTATGAGCCTTGCGAGCCGCCGATGCTCTACTCTGCCGGATATGGGACTGCCGCTGTTGGTTACGGTCAGAGGCAGTCCTGTAGAACAAAAGAAAGGAGACATACATAGAAGTAGGCGGAGGCACAGGGATCACGTGCTCCCGAAAGTCTGCCTTGTCTGTTCCGCCTGCTTTCTATGATATTATAATAGCACTTGATTTTTTCCCGTGGGTATCACTTTTTATATTTCGTGAAGATTTTTTGCTACCTCATAAATGAATCTGCAACGCCAGCGCTTGTATGTAGCTTCGCCCGCTATAATCGGATAAGGTGACTGATAGCAGATATTGTTCCAGATCGCTTTTCTGTATTCAGGAGGGATCGATTCGTATGCCTTTTCAATAGCAGCGCATTTGTTACCGAGTTCGCAAAGTCTGATAGCTTTCTGCTCGGTGGGATTTCCTATACCTGTATGCGGTACACCGTCGGCGGGTGGAGAAGCGTTGAGGATATCTTCACGCTCTGATCTGATTCGCTCATAGTCACGTACAAGATACAGCATCCTCATGTAAAGGTGATGAGGAAGCTTGTACGGATTATTCTTCTGCCTCTGATAGTCCCTCATCTTCATCCTCCAATCCAAGCATAAGCCTGTACTCTGTGATCTTGCCGTCGGGATCGTAGGTGATCGAGACAGCAACTGCGGCAGCCATAGCAAGTGCGCCGACAAATGCTCCAAGTATAAATTCCATGATGTTCACCTCCTTCTGCGCTTATCGCTCATCTGCGCTCTGATGTTTATGAGTGCGGCCTTGCGCTTGACCGCCCTCATGAAGTCCGACTCCTCAGCCCGTTTCATCTTCTCGGCATATA